AAGCACTACTGTTACAACTTCTTAATCAGACTTTACTTTTTAATGTTTTTGTGATATAATGAAGTGAATATAAGGATAAATTATGGATTTAGAAAAACTACAAGAAATGGCCGACAAAGATTTGGCCATTAATAATACTGAATTAGATTTAGAATCCCTTAAAACTCCTCAATTACATAACAAGTATATGAAACACTATACAAAGTTTAAATTGATGTTGACTAAAGCGGAAACGGATTATAAACAGTTAAAAAAAGACAAATGGGAATATTATACAGGCAAATCAGACGCTTCAGTCTATGCTCAAAAACCATTTGATTTAAAAATATTAAGAACAGATATAGACAAGTATATCGAAGCAGATGAAGAATTGATACGAGGTAAACAAAAGTGTGAATATCTTTCAACTTGCGTTGACTACTTGGATAAAACAATCAGACAAATATCAAATAGAACTTTTACAATTAAAAATGCCATTGATTGGCAAAGATTTACAAGTGGCGCTATTTAATGGCTGTTGTTAAGTATATAGTTTTAGAAAAAAAAGATGAAGTCAATCTGACTATAGAGGCAGAGGCTGGCATTCGTAGAGATTTATCAGAATACTTTACCTTTGAGGTGCCAGGTTTTAAGTTTATGCCTCAATATAGAAACAGAGTATGGGACGGAAAAATAAGATTATATTCTTATCAAACTGGTCAAATATACGCCGGGTTATATCCTTACATTATTAAATGGTGTAAAGATAATCAAATAGAAGTTGTTGACGGTACTAAAATTAAAGATGTTACTGTTGATGAACAGGCCGTGGATGGTTTTATTAAGGCCTTAAAAATACCATTCGAAGTAAGAGATTACCAAAAGGAGGCATTTATCTATGCAATTAAAAAATCTCGTTGTTTATTGTTATCACCCACAGCTAGTGGAAAATCTCTCATTGTCTATCTTATTGCTAGGTTTAACCTTATTCGGTTAAAAAATAAAAAACAAAATAAAGTATTAATTATTGTACCTACTACATCATTGGTAGAACAATTGACAAAAGATTTTAAAGATTATGGTTGGAATAGTGAAGCTAATGTACACAAAATATATCAAGGACATGATAAAGATACAAATAAAAGAGTAGTTATATCTACATGGCAATCAATCTATAATTTACCAAAAGCATGGTTTAAACAGTTTGGTACTATTGTAGGAGATGAGGCACACTTATTTAAAGCAGTATCACTTACTAAAATTATGTCTAAATTAACAGACTGTAAGTATAGATATGGATTGACAGGTACATTAGATGGTACGAAAACACACAAACTTGTATTAGAAGGATTGTTTGGTACTGTAAATAAGGTTATATCTACTGCCGAGTTACAAGACAAAAAACAATTGGCGGCCTTGAAAATTTATGGTTTGATATTAAATTATGATAGTGGTAGTAGGCAAATGTTAAGTGGTCTTAACTACCAAGAAGAAATGGACTTCCTGGTTAAACATGAAAAGAGAAATAAGTTTATAGTAAATCTATCTTCTAAACTACAAGGTAATACACTATGTTTGTTTCAGTATGTAGAAAAACATGGTAAAGGACTGTTTGAAGATATAACAAAAAAGGCAGAGGATAAAAAAGTATTTTATGTACACGGAGGTGTAGAGGCAGATGAAAGAGAAAATATCAGAGAAATTACGGAAAAGAGTGACAATGCTATTATCGTGGCAAGCTACGGAACCTTTAGTACCGGTATCAATATTCGTAATTTACACAACATTGTGTTTTGTTCTCCTAGTAAATCAAGGATAAGAAATTTACAAAGTATTGGTAGAGGATTAAGATTAAAAGATGATAATTCAACGGCTACTTTATATGATATTGCTGATGATTTAACATACAAAGAGAAAGAGAATTATACATTATCTCACTTTAGAGAAAGGATAAATATATACAATGAAGAAGAATTTGATTATGAAATCCATAATGTGGAGTTAAACAAATGACAAATATTAAAATAGTTAAACTAGTTAACGGTGATGATATTGTCTGTGCCTTTCCGTCTGACCAATTACCAGAGGACCACGCATTATTAAGAATAACAAAACCGTTTCAAATTAAATACATTCCTCAGTTAACACCTCAGGGATTTAAAGATTATGTGGCATTAGTAAAGTGGACAGCTTATACGAGTGACCAAGTTATTACTATTCCAAAAGAAAAGATTATGACAATCACCAACGCAACTGGTGAAATGCAATCGTCATATGTAAATATTATTAGAGATTATAATGTTGTTGATAAAGTACCAGATAGATTAAAGGTGCCCAACTATGAACAAGAAAGAGTGAGTGATGAAGATGATAGAAGACTTAATGAAATATTTGATGAGTTTGAAGAAGACCCAACCGTCCATTAAAATTAAAAACAAAGTATCTGTAAGTAATGGCTTAGGAGTTTATCTCTTTGAACCGGAACACCGCTTATTATATACGATTTTTTTACCATGTCAAGCGTGGTTCGGCCATTTAATTAAAAATAATTATGTCAACCTAGGCTTGACTATTTGTGAGGATAATGTATAATGACTACTATGACTAAAAAAACAAAAACACAAAAAGAACATTATGTAAATAATAAGGAGTTTTTGGCTGCCATGATTGAATTCAAAAAGGCAGTACAACATGCTGAAAAAAAGAAATTAGATAGGCCTCCTGTTACAGATTACATTGGTAGTTGTTTCTTAAAGATAGCGAATCACTTATCGTATAGACCTAATTTTATTAACTATACATTCAGAGATGATATGATTAGTGATGGTATAGAGAATTGTTTACAGTATTTGGATAACTTTAATCCAGAGAAATCTAACAATCCTTTTGCTTACTTTACACAAATCATTTATTACGCATTTATTAGAAGAATACAAAAAGAGAAAAAACAAGTAACCATTAAACAAAAACTAATAATGGAACATAATTATGATGATATGAGTTTGCAACCAGGAGAAGATAGGGATTTTAAAAATCAATTTACTGAATTCTTACAAAAGAATACAATAATTGACGAACCAGCTAAAAAAGAAAAAAAGAAAAAGACTACTAAAAAATCACAATCAACCTTGGAATATTTTATTAATGAAGATAGCGTTACTGAATGACACACATTTCGGATGCCGTAATGACTCACCTGCCTTTATAGAATACCAAAATAAGTTTTACAATAACATTTTCTTTCCATACTTGAAAGAACATAACATTGGAACATTGGTACATTTAGGTGATGTTGTTGACAGACGAAAGTTTATAAACCATAATACAGCTCATAACTTTAAAAAAGTTTTTTGGGACAAACTAGATGATATGGTTATTGATACCCATATAATTATAGGTAACCATGACACATATTATAAGAACACAAACGAGGTCAATGCTTTACAGAATCTTAATATTTCTAAAAATGCTAAAATCTATACCCGAGCAACTACTGTTAACCTTGGGGGTATTGATATATTGTTTCTTCCTTGGATTTGTGATGACAACTTGGATGATAGTGTACATGCTATTGACAATACCACTTCGACTATTTGCATGGGTCACCTTGAAATTAAGGGCTTTGAAATGCACAAAGGCGTTTACAATGACCATGGACAAGAAAAATCACAATTCACAAAATTTGAAAAAGTAATATCAGGCCATTTTCATAAGAAGTCAGATGATGGTCGTATCTATTATCTAGGCACACAATACGAAATTACATGGTCAGACTATCAATGTCCTAAAGGTTTTCATATATTCGATACAGAAACAAGAGAACTAGAAAGAATATCTAATCCTTATCGTATGTATAAAAAGATATACTATAATGATAAAGAACAAAACTATTCACAATACGACTTAACAGAGTTTGATAATACCTATGTAAAACTATTCATTGTTAATAAAACAGATGAAGATATGTATAATCAACTTATAGAGAGAATTTATAATACAATTAGTGTACACGAATTACAGATTATAGAAGACCCGATTGATGTTTCTTCTACAGTAAGAAGTGATATATTGGACGCAGGTGAAGATACACAAACTTTCTTAAACAACTACATTGACCAGGCTGATACTGGTGAATTAGATAAACAAAAATTAAAACAGTTTGCAAGAGAATTATATGGTGAAGCTAGTGAATGATTACATTTAAGAAAATAAGATATAAGAACTTTCTATCTACAGGTAATGTACCAATTGAGGTAGAACTAGATAAAACTCCTACAACATTAATCGTTGGCAGTAATGGTAGTGGTAAATCTACTTTACTTGACGCATTGTGTTATGCTTTGTTTAATAAACCATTTAGAATTATTAAGAAAGACCAAATGGTTAATACTATTAATAATGGTGATACACTTGTTGAAGTAGAGTTTGAAGTTGGTACAAATCAATATATGATTAGACGAGGCATTAAACCAAATCTATTTGAAATATATCAAAATGATAAACTTATAAACCAAGACGCAAGTAATATAGATTATCAAAAATACCTAGAACAAAATATAATGAAACTGAATTACAGGTCATTTATTCAGGTCGTTATTTTAGGTTCCTCATCTTACGAACCGTTTATGAAGATGAAACCAAGATATAGACGAGAAGTTGTTGAAGAAATTTTGGACATAAGAGTTTTTGGCTTAATGGACTTGATTTTGCGTTCCCAACAGAGTGATTTACAAAAAAGTCTTACGGAGGTGAGGCACCAATGTGAGTTAATAAAGACCAAGTATGAAACTGAA